ACACTACTAGGATACGGCGGATCAGAAGTCTTTCCAAAACAAATACAATTAAAATCAGCAGATGACACAGGTAATTTTTTAAACCTACCATACTTTAATGGTGATCAAACTACACGTTATGCATTTAAAGATGATGGCGAAGCTGCAACTTTAGAAGAATTTTATAAAATATACGAAGACATAAAACAATATGATCTAGACTTTGTAAAAATAGAAAGACCTAAATCTGAATACGATGATGCTCCACCATGCATAGAACTTATGGCAATAAATAAAATACCAGAAGGTGGTAGAAATAATTCTATGTTTCATTTTGGTGTGTATGCTAAAAAGAAATGGCCAGCAGAATGGAAAAGTAAAATGACATTGTTTAATGCAACAGCATCTACTGTACCATTAAGTGAGTCTGAAGTAGAAATAATTAAAAGACAACACGATAAAAAAGATTGGGGTTACAAATGTAATGACACACCAATGTGTAATCTGTGTGATAAAAAACTATGTAGAGAAAGAAAATTTGGTATTGGTGAAGAGATAGTATTTCCTGCACTGACTGACTTACAAAAAATTAAATTAGAAAAACCATATTACTATTTAAACGTAGATGGTGAACGACTACATCTCGAGAACGTAAAGTTTTTAAAACAACAAAGTTTATTCCAGGAAGCATGTATGGAACAGTTAGATTTTAAACCACCAACAGTAAAACCAAAAGACTGGGACATGATAATAAATCCACTGATGAAGAACCACGAACCAATAGATCCACCAGAAGGTGTGACTACACAAGATCAATTACAAAATCATTTAGAAGAGTTTTGTTTAGACAGGCACATAGGTTCTGACATAAAAGATTTAAAACGTGGTGGTGTATTAACTAAAGATGGTTATCATCATTTTATATTTGATAAATTTTACAATCAGTTTTTAATTAGAAAACGTTGGGATGTACAATATTCTAGAACAGCACAGATGTTAAAAGAAACATGTAACTGTGATGACAAACGTATTGGTAAAGAAAGAATATCTGTATTTGTTGTAAAACAATTTGATAAAAAGACAGATGATTATACACAAAAAGAACTTAAACCGAAAGACCCTTATTAATGAAATATTTTATTAGGATATGGCAAGGTGTAGAGCACAAAGTTATTGGCACTCCTCAAGACAAACACACGTGCAAAGAATGTAAACAAACATTTAATCAAAAAAATTTTCATGTAGCTAGTGCTAAAATAGTAGGCAAAGAACAGTTAGTTCTTAAAAGATTAAAACGAACATGTAAAACATGTGAAAATTCTAAACGAGCATTACGACATACTTTAAACAAAGATCCTAAAACTCCAGAAAAACCAACAGTGTGTTTACATTGTGGTAGAGAAGATGCACAAATAGTTTTAGATCATGATTGGAATACAAAAAAATTTAGAAACTGGGCATGTAGAAATTGTAATGCAAAGTTTAGAGAGTCAACATTTGAAGAGTATGTTGAAGCTGGAAAGAAATGGTATCACGTAACATGAGAACAATAGTATTAGGACCACCGGGCACAGGAAAAACTACTACGTTGTTAAATAAAGTAGATGACTATTTAAAACAAACAGATCCTGATAAAGTGGGATACTTTGCATTTACACAGAAAGCTGCATACGAAGCAAGAGATAGAGCTATAAAAAAATTTAATCTTACAGAAGATGATCTACCATATTTTAGAACGCTGCACTCTCTAGCATTTAGAAAACTTGGAATTAAAAAAGATCAAGTTATGCAACAAAGACATTATAGAGATTTAGGAAAGAAGTTAGGTTTTCCTGTAACTTATGCAGACTATCAAGAAGACCAAGGTAGTGCGTTTACTTCTGACAGTGAGTATCTACGCATTATACAACTAGCACAACTACGAAACATTACACCAGAACAACAATTTGATTTAAACGAACACACACAAGATTTAGAACGAAGCACATTACGAATTATAGATAATGAATTAACAAGATATAAAAAAGAATATAACTTAATAGATTTTAATGACATGATTACAGAGTTTACTAAGTCCGACAAGTCACCAAAATTTGATGTAGTATTTATTGATGAAGCACAAGATTTATCTCTTATGCAATGGGACATGGCAAAAACAATATGGAATAAAACACGAGATTCTTTTATTGCAGGCGATGATGATCAAGCAATATACAAATGGGCTGGTGCAGATGTAGATTCTTTTATAGCGTTAGAAGGACAATACTTACCACTAACACAATCATTTAGAATACCAGCTAAAGTACATGGTGTAGCTATGGGTATTATTAATAGAATTAGAAACAGAATAGATAAAACATGGCAACCTAAAATTGTACAAGGAAGTTTACACAGACATTACAGTGCTGACACAATTGATATGTCAACAGGAGAATGGTTGGTGTTAGCTAGAACTAAATATTTATTAAAAGACATAGAAGAGTCTTTGTATCAACGTGGTCTTTACTACACATCTAAATACAGAAGAGGCACCGAAAAAGATTTACATGAAGCAGCTACAGCTTGGGAACATTTAAGACAAGGACAGTTAGTAAATTTTAAACAAATAGAAAGTATATCTAAATACATGGGACCTAAACATTGGCACAAGAAAAAAATAAAAGGTATGGCTAAAGAATCTTTTTATGGCATAGACCAACTTGTAAATGATTATGGTCTACAGGTTAAAACAGTTTGGTATGAAGCGTTTGATGATGCTGGACAAACAAAAGTAGATTATTTAAGAAAGATGAGAGCAAATGGAGAAAAACTAAATGAGAAACCACGAATAGAATTATCTACAATACATGGAGCTAAAGGTGGTGAATCGCAAAACGTTGTGTTGTTAACAGATCTAACACAAAATACTATGAAAGGTTACGAAAGAGATCCAGACGATGAAAATAGATTGTTCTATGTTGGTGCAACTAGAACAAAAGAAAACTTACACATAATAGAACCAAGAAAATATGAAAAGGGATATTTACTATGAAGAAAAAAAGCGTTTGGGATAAGCAGCATGGCGGATCTCACTATCAAAAATTTACGATACAGCCCAGCAAGTTTGTAGTTGAGAATGAGTTGCTGTTTCCAGAAGGTTGTGCTATAAAATATATCTGTCGTCATCGACTGAAAGGAAAGAAACAAGATATATTGAAAGCGATACATTTTTTAGAAATGATTATTGAAAGGGATTACGATGCAGATACCTCTATTTAAACCACAGACAGAGTGGCTGCCACCAGAAAATTTTCCAGACTTATCTAAGTATGATGAGATTGCAATTGACTTAGAAACTAAAGATCCAGATCTAATAAAAATGGGATCAGGTTCTGTTGTAGGTAAAGGAGACGTTACAGGAATTGCTGTAGCTGTACCAGGTTGGTCAGGTTATTATCCTATTGCACACGAAGGTGGTGGTAACATGGATCGTAAAAAAGTTTTAACATGGTTTCAAGGTGTGCTTGATACACCAGCTATAAAAATATTTCACAACGCCATGTATGACGTGTGTTGGATACAAGCGCTCGGTTTAAGTGTCAG